GATGGATACCCGGGCAGCGGCTCATGGCGTACCCGGATTCCTACGACCTCACGCGGTACGACTCCGAGCGGACCGCCAAATCCGCGTGGCGGGGATCGTTCGCGGTCGCGTCTTGCACCCTCCCCGACGACTGGAGCCGGCCGGCCGCCGGGTGAAAACCATGAAATCCGCGTTCCTCGCGATCCTGTTCGCCGCGGCCTGCACCATCGCCGCGGCCGGCCCGTGCGACAACTGCCACGGCGAACGGATCGTCGGCCCCGGGCCGGTGCGGTTCGCCTGCCCAGTCTGCGCCGGGACGGGGACCGTGCCCGACCCGAAGCCGGCCAGCGCGGCCCAGGCCGACGACGGGCCGACGTTCACGGCCGCGACCGCCGCCGGTGACACCGAGCCCGCCGCAACGCCGCCGGCCGCCGGCCGCCCGCGCCCGGTCGTCGCCCGGGTATCGGCCGACCGCGGAAACGAGCGAGACATCGGCTCCGGCGTGCTCGTGCGAGCCAACGGCACCCGCGCGATCGTGCTCACCAACTGGCACGTTGTCCAGGACAACCGCACCGGAATCACCGTGGCATGGCCCGATGGCACCACCGCCGCAGGCCGTGTCGTCGCAGCGGATCGGAAATGGGACTTGGCCGCGGTCGCGGTCGCCCCGCCGGGGGCGACACCCGTGCCAATCGCCGCCAAGGCTCCCCGAATCGGTGACCGCCTGACGATCGCCGGCTACGGCCCCCGCGGGCAGTACCTGGAGCAAACGGGCGCCGTCACCATGTACGCCGGGCCTCCAGGCCGCCATCCCCCGGAGTGGGTCGAATGCCGGGCCGCCGCCCGCAGCGGAGACAGCGGCGGGCCAATGTTCAACGCCGACGGGGAATTGGCTGGCGTGCTGTTCGGATGCCGCGACGGGCTCACCGTCGGGAGCTGCTCCACCCGACTGCGGGCATTCCTCGCCGCCGTGCCCGACGAGGCCGCCGAGGCCGCCGAGGTCGCTACGCCGGCCCGGCCCGCGCCGGCCGCCGCTACCGCCAAGTGCCGAAACGGAAGGTGCGACCGATGAAGACCGCCAGCCAGGCCGCACGCGAAACCGCATGGGATGCCCTCGCCGCCTACCCGATCCGCCGGGCCATGCTCGGGCGCGAAAGGTGCGACGCCCTCGCCGCCCTCGCCGCGGAGGAAGTCGGATACGAAGCGTTCGCCGGGGCCAATCGCGGAGCGTTCGCGGCCGAGCACGCCGAAGGATCGCGCCGCCGCATCGCGCACCGAGTCGCCAACCGCTACCCGGAGCGGTGCGGATTCGCATTCACCACGTTCCTGCTGACCTGGGCCATTTCGGCCATCGTGCAGGCTTTGATCGCCCGTTGGTGGAACCAACACGGGGGGCCGTCACGATGACCCAGCGCAGCCGCGACGTGATCGACGTGGCAATCAGGGTGGCCCGGGAATTCGGGTTCCCGTGCCTCGTGTTGTCGGTCGTCATGTGGTGGGGACAACTGGCCGCCGTCGCGCTCCACGAAACCGTGCTCCGGCCGGTCGTCGAATCGCACACCACGTTCCTAAAGGCCACGAGCGACACCCTTTCCACGCTCTCGCGAGCGCAAGAACGCCAAGCCGACACGCTCGACGAACTCGCCGCCGGCCAGCGCGACCTCCAGCGGGCGCTCGGGACATTCGGCGCAGACGGGGGGGCCAAATGACCGCCAAGGTCACAATCGTCGACCACACGTCAGACGTGCGCCGGGCCATGCGCCGGGCGACGTTCAAGAACCTCGGCCACGCCGGCGCGAGCCTGCGCATTGCCGCCCGCCGACTGATCCGCACCAAGCAAACGGCGAGCGACCCCGGCCGGCCGCCGAACACCCGCAAGGGTGCCCTGAGAAACTCGATCCTCTACGCGGTGGAAGGCGACCACACGGTCGTGATCGGCCCGGCCGTCCACTTGATTTCCGACGTGGCTCGGGTTCACGAGCACGGCGGCACACAGCGTCCGCGCGGTGTCGTTAGCGCGGAAGCCTCCCGGACGATTGCCGGCACAAACTGGAACCTGTACGTCGGCGGCCACGGGCCAATTCCGGATTCAAACGGAACCGCCTACATCAAGTTCGTGTCGCAAACGCAAGTCAACAAAAGCCTCGACTACATCGAAAGCGCGCCCGACGACGCATTCGGCAACACGCGCAAAGCCCGCAAACAACAAGAAAAACGCCGCATTCTTGCCGCCGTGCGAGAGGCTGGCGGATGGGCCAACTACAGAAAACGCCCATTCATGGGACCGGCCCTCATGGACAACGTCGACCGGCTTCCGAAATTCTGGGCCAACAGCGTTCAGTGACTTTCCGACCAGTAACCCACACCCCAAGGAGCGACAATGACGCGAATCGGACTCGAATGCAAGCTCTACTACAACACGGGAACATACGCATCTCCGACGTGGGTCGAGATCGTCAATGCCCGCGACGTGACGATCCCGCTGACCAAGGGGGAGGCCGACACTTCACGCCGCGGCTCAACGTGGCGAACTCGCCGGGGCACGCTGAAGGACGCCTCGATCGACTTCCAGATCGTGCAGAAGGACGGCGACGCAACATTCACGGCGCTGCTGAACTCCTACATCAACGGAACGCCGATCGAACTGCTCGCGCTCAACGGCGCGACGACCGACGCCGCCGCCGAGGGGCTGCGGGCGACGTGTGAAGTGTTCAACTTCCAGGACGCCCAAGCCCTGGAGTCGGCGGTCGTCTACGACGTTTCGGCCAAGCCGACCACGTCGGCCAACCCGCCGGCCTGGTACGAAGCCGTCGGAGCGCCTGACTGATGCCCACCACTTTCACAGACACGGCCGGGCGCGTTTGGTCCATGTCGATCGGCACCGACACGGTCAAGCGCGTCCGGTCCCTTCTCTCGGTCGACCTCATGGAGTTCGTCGAGGGGACGCTCATGGGGAAACTCATGGCCGACGTCGTCCTATTCGTCGACGTCCTGTTCGTCATTTGCAAACCGGAGGCGGACGCACGAGGCGTCACCGACGAGCAGTTCGGGCAGGCGATGAGCGGCGACGTCCTCCAAGCCGCAGAGGAGGCACTGGCCGAGGGGCTTTTTACTTTTTCCCACCCGTCCCGCCGCGAACCGGCGCGGACGGCGTGGGAGAAACTGAAACAGCTGCGGACGAGAGCGTGCGAACTGGCGACGGTGAGGCTGAAAGACCCGGGGATCGACCAAATGTTCGAAGCGGAACTGACGAAAACCGTCCTCGCGTCACCGCGGCCGACGCCTGGAAACTCCTGTGGCAACTCGCCGGCATCGTCGGGGTAAATCCGGGGCCGCTGACGCTCCGGGAACTGTTTTGGATGGCAGACGGGAGGAGGCGAGACGAATGGCGGAGGACGGCGAGGGTGTGCTGCACCCTCGCCAACATCCATCGCGACAGAAAAACCCGGCCGCAGCCGTTCACCGATGACGATTTCAACGCCTTCGCGACGCCGCGCCCCCCGGAGCGACGGATCAAGGCACCGATAACCATCCTGAAAAGCATCTTCCTACCCCCGCAAAAGGGCACTCGGTCATGTCGTCCGCTTCCATCCGTGCAGGCGCCGCCTACATCGAATTGACGCTCCGCGACCGTGTGTCCAAGCCGCTGCACAACGCGTCCGTGGCGCTGAAAGACTTCGGTAACGCGGTCGCATGGCAAGGGGCCAAGATCACCGCCATGGGCGCCGCGATCACGGCACCGCTCGCCGCAATGGCGCACTCGTTCGCCACCTCCGCGCTGGAGGCCGGCAAATTCGCGAACAAGCGCGACGCCGCGGCCGTGTTCAACTACGTTTCCGCCCTGCAACGCCTGAGCCACGCATTCGGGGAGCTTCGCGACGCGGTCGGCTCGGCCGTCCTGCCACTCCTGTCGCGCTGGCCCAACACCCTTGCCCGGATCGTCACGCAGGCCGCGGCATGGGTGCGCGCGAACCGCGGCCTCGTGCAGACCATCGCCCGCGTGGGCTCCGCACTGGTCGCCGCCGGAGCAATCATCGGGTTCGTCGGAAAAGGGATCGCCGGGCTAGGTTCTGTGTTTGGCGTGCTCGCCGGCGTCGCCTCCACGGTCGCCACGGCCGTCGGCCTGCTCGGGAGCGCAATGGCCCTGCTACTGACGCCGATGGGCCTGCTCATCGGCACCGCGGTCGCGTTTGGGGGCGTGTTTCTCCAGCAGACGGGACTGGCGGCCGACGGGCTCGGATGGCTCCAGGAAAAGTTCGTGGAGCTGAAGGACGAAGCCCTGCAATCGTGGTCCGCCATCGGCGACGCCCTGGCCACCGGCGATATCAAGCTGGCGGCGGAAATCGTCTGGCTGCACCTGAAAATGGAGTGGCAGCGGGGCGTGAACGCGCTCAACCAAATGTGGATATCTGCGAAAGACTTTTTCCTCACCACCTGGAGTAACGCGTCCTACGCCGTCGCTGGGTTTTTTGTCGACAGCTGGGCGCTCATCGAAACCGGTTGGGTCGAGACCGTCGACTTTCTGCGCGACACCTGGGCCATCTTCACGAACGTCCTGCAAAAAACCTGGAACACCACCATCGGTTTCGTGCAAAAGGCGTGGGTGCGACTCAAAGCGTTATTCGACGAAGACATCAACGTCGATGCCGAAGTGAACAGAATCAATTCGGAAACATCCGCTGCCAACACGGAAGCCGACGGCAAACGGGACAGCGGAATCATCGCTCGCGACGAAAGGCGCAAGGAACGAAAGACCGAAATCGAAAACGAACGCCGCAGAACGCAATCCGCACTCGGCGACATGCAGGCCGCCGACGATACCGATCGCCAACAGGCTTTCGAGCAACAACGCAAGGCAAGCGAGCAAGCGGTCGTCCAGGCAAAAACCGACCTCACGGCGGCACGCACCAAGGCACGCGAGCAAAAGCGGGCCCAGGACGCCCGCGCCCCGGAGGAGGACATTCCCGTCGTGCTCGACCAGGAGCAGAAAAAGCTCGACAGCAAAGGGACGTTCAACGCCATGGCCGTGCGCGGGCTCGGGTCCGATTCGCTCGCCGAACGAACCGCAAAGGGCGTGGAAAAAGGCGCTGACCTGCTGAAAAACATCAAAGACCAAATAAACCGCGGAAAGGCGGTATTCGCATGAGCCCGACACCCGCCGCGACCATAACAGAACTATTCGATTCCGGCCGCGCCGCGTCCGGCGACACGGAAACGAACGAGCTGCGCTACCTCGTGGAGTTCCTGGACGACGAGTCCGACGTCATCGCGCTCGTCGCGACCACGGCCCCCGCGAGCATCGGGCCGATGGAGCGGCAAGCCGTCGACGTCACGCCGCTTGGAAACATGATCTGGGAGTGCGTCGTCACCTACGAGGGAAAGCCCGACGAGACGCAATACACGTTCGAGACGGGCGGTGCTACGGCGCACATCACGCAATCACTGCAAACGATCGCACGGCACGCCGCCGCCGGAGAGACGGCGCCAAATTTCCAGGGAGCCATCGGGGTAAACGGCGATTCAATCGACGGGACCGACATCACGGTACCGGTCTACAACTTCACCGAGACGCGCAAGGTGGAATCCTCCGCCGTCACCGGCGCCTATAAGCTCGCGCTGTTCAACTGCACGGGAAAGACCAACAACGCCAGTTTCAAGGGATTCGCCACGGGTGAAGTGCTGTTCCTCGGCGCCAGCGGGTCCAAGACCGGCCGCGAACACTGGGAAATCGCGTTCAAGTTCGCGGCCAGCCCAAACGTAACCAGCCTAGCCGTAGGCGGCTCGATCACGGTCGCAAGCAAAAAGGGGTGGGAGTATCTGTGGGTTCGGTTTCGTGACGCCGAAGACGGCGCGGCCAATGCCCTCGTGAAAACCCCCGTGGCCGCCTATGTCGAGCGGGTCTATGAGTCCGCTGACTTCTCCACCCTCGGAATCGGGACATGAGCGGCGACGCGTTCCAACGGGCCCGCCCCGGCTCCGAACTCGACATTCCGGCCACGGCCTGGAATGCCTGCTTGGACGCCGCGGAGGCGCACCGCCGCAACCACAACCGCAATCGCGGAGACGCCATTCGCCAATTCAGGCAAGCGGATATCGTGCGCGTGCGCAACGACAGCGGGCAACCGGTAGCACGGTTCGGCGTGCTCGGCATCAATGGAGTGATCGTAACGCCGACGGCCTCACTGCCCGAATTCCAGTCCCAAGTGGCCGTGCGAGGCACGACGCCCGGGGCCACCCATGCCGGCCGTTTCGTCGTCTGCCTGGAGCCGCTCGCCGCCAACCAGGTCGGCCGCGCATGGGTGGCCGGCGTGTGCAGTGTGCGCGTCGACGTTGCCGGAGACGACCACCACTTTTGCGACGTCATCGCCGGCGACCGAACCAAATTGAAGACCTGGCCCGATGGGGCCGCGCGCATCTTATACCGCGAAAGCGGCGGCGCCGGCACCAAATGGTGCATCGTGCGACTCGGCGACGGGGACGACCCGGTGCGAATCGGCAAAACAGCCGGCGTCTGGCTCAAAAACTCCCTTGCCTCGATCAACCTGCATGAAGAGGGTGCGCCCGGCGCCGAAACCCCGAAATCGCCGCCCGACACGTTGCCCGACTGCGTCAACAAATTCGCCGACGTGGACGCCGACAAATGGGTCGTTGTGGCGCGCGGCCCGTTCCGCGCGTGGTATCTCGTGTGGGCGGAACACGACTGGCAAGACGTGATTACCAACGTGTCGGAAACCTCGACCGAACTCGTGTTCACCCGAAAACGGGTGCAGGTAATCAAGCCCGAAGACCGACCGAACGTCACCATCCCGATTGGCCCCTGCCCGACCTGACACTATGCCACTCGTGCGCTACGCGTCGAAGATACTCAAACTGGCAAGCGGTGCCCTTGCCACGGCCTGCTGCTGCATCAAGTATTGGTGCGTGCCCTACGGCACCTACTGCGATATGGTGTGGTACACCTGCCTTCCAGAACCGCAAGACAGCCCGCCAGCAATCGGACCCTACGGCACCGACGCGTGCAACGGAGAGTGCATCCAGCCCGAACCATGCTGGGAACCGACGCCCTATTACTGCTGCTACTACAGCCTCGACGAGTACGGCCAGCCGGTCGGAGGAACGTACTGTAACGCCGGCCCGTGCCCGTCGTCGCCATTGACGGCCAGCGGCCCGCACCAAACACAAGCCGAGTGCGAATACAACTGCCAGCGGTATTCCTGCGTGTCGGCTACATGCACTCAGTGCGCGCCGTTTGAGCCCACCAGCCAATCCCGGTGTGTGCCCGATCCAGCGGGGGCATACCTGACTGGCGCCAAGTGCCGCGAGGCGTGCGGCTGCGTGGCACCCTGCGCGCTCTACCCATGCGCTCCTGCCACCTCGTTCGTGCGAAACCCGCCGAACTGCTCGAACTATTCCAACCAACAAGGCGGCGACGCACTCACCGGCCCGTACTGGCGCACCGGCGGGCAAACCCCCGCCGGCGGAACGTCGCTCGTGTTTTGGGTGGATTACGACGCGAACAAGCCCATTTGCGTGTCTTACTCCAGCCTCAACGGCAAGCCGATCCGCGTGCAGATCACCGAACCGCGCCAGACGTGTGCGGCATATACGGGAAACGTCAACGAGGCCATACGCCGCGATAGCGGATGGCGCGGGCTTGCCGGGTGTGACTGCCCATCCGACCGGCCGGGCGGCGGTGCGCTGGGTGCGCCAAAAGGTACGCTGAAATGGAATACCAAATCCGCAAACCGGGGCCATTTTCACGTCCGCGTGTTCGCGCCCTGCTACGGGTCGCAGTGGAAAATTGGCGTGGGGTGCGAGTGCCCCACCATGCCGACGGCAGACGAGCCGTGTTGTGACTGCGCGCAGTGCGTGATTTCGTGGACGCTGATCGACGATGACCGAGTAGACACGAGCTATTTTTCATCGCCGTGTTTATTCGGGCGATTCGACGGCATCTATCGTGAAACAAACATCCGAGTGTGCGGGGCCGGAATCTGCGATCCCGAAAACGTCGAGTGGAAAGCGGGCTGGCCGGCAGCGGTGGGCTGTCGCCCCTCCGCGTGGGTGAAATCCTCTGTGCTATGCTTCAACTCCGCTATGGGGCCGTTCATGAACGGCACCTGCACAGACCAGACGCAACTGCCAGCCGCTGGCCAAGACTACTGGCGGTTCTTCGTCTGCGAAAACGGCGTCCTAGTCAACCGCACCCAAGACGCCGTGACAGCCGCGGAGCTGTTCATCGGTGGCGCTCAAGTTCGCGTGACTGTCACCGCGATCACGCCCGGCGGGCCTGCACTGAAATACCCCCTAGCAATCGCTGGCGCTGACCCAACGGGACAGGCCGGCGGGTGCTGCGGCGGCGCTGTCGCCTGCCCGACCGCCGTTGACCAGATTGCCCCGCTCGACCCCGTCATCGTGTGCTGACATGCCAGCCATCGCAACATTCACTGTCGCAGCCGTCCGCAGCAGCGCCCGCGCCGATGCCCTGCTGGCCGCCGGCCGGGTGTTCACAGACGAGGCCGGCGTCGAGATGCTGGAGGTGCGTCTCGCGGACCACCCGGAGTTGTTCACGGCGCCGCCCGCCGTGTCGCAGCCCGACTACCCGATCGTCGCGGCGCCAACGACCGGCGGCCCCGGCACGGAACTCAAAGCCCTGCTCAAAACGTGGCTGCGGATCGAGGCCACCGAAGACTGTGGCTGCAACTCCAAGGCAAAAGAAATGGACGCGCGCGGCGGCGACTGGTGCGAAACAAACATAGACACGATCGTCGGCTGGCTCCGCGACCAGGCCACGGCTCGCGGACTGCCGTTCATCGACGCCGCCGGCCGAATGCTGGTGCGGCTCGCGATCCGTAACGCCCGAAAGAACGCCCCTCCGCCGCCGCCCACTGCGGGAAACCACACGGACAAAAACTGACCTTTACGCGCTTCGCAACGTCGGAACACGCTGGCACCGGAGGCTTGCATGCCCAAACACCTGACCGTAACGGAAATGATCCACGCCGCCGTGCAAGCACCCAAATTCGGCTACCGGTCGTGGGCGGACAGACTTCCGCCTGAACTCCACGCCGAATTCGAGCAAGCCCGCAACGACTGGGATGCCAGCAAAATAACCCAAGCCGCCTACGCCCGTGCAGTGCTCGAAGTTGCCCGCTTGAAGGGCGTCGACCCGCTTCCCACTTTTCACACGGTGTGCCGATGGCTACGCGCCAAACAACAGAAAGCGTAAGTGCTACCGTCGCGGCACTTGCAGCCGACGATCGGCTCCAAGCCGACGCCGAACTGGCACGACTGCGGGCCGAAAACGCTGCCCTGCGCGGCCGGTACAAATCATCGCTGGCCGCAATCGACGCCGCCAACGCTCGGGCCGACCAGCTGGCCGGAATGCGGGGCGTGAAAGGCCGCACCTACAAGCCGACAAAGCGGGCGGGCCGGCAAAGCGCCGCAACGGCGGTGGCCGTGCTATCCGACTGGCACGTCGAAGAGACCATCACACTGGAGGCGACATCCGGAGCCAACCAGTATTCCCCCGAAATCGCCGACCGCCGAATCGCCGAGCTCGCGGAGCGGCTGTCCACGCTGATCGAGCACGAGCGGCGACTGGTGAAAATCGACCGTATCGTCCTCGCGCTCCTCGGGGATTTCATCAGCGGGCACATCCACGAGGAACTCATGGAAACCACGCTTGGCGTGGCGCCGATGGAGGCCATGAGGTGGGCCGCGGCCCGGCTCCGCGGAATGATCGACATGGCGGCCGACATGGCAAGGGAGGTCGTCGTCGTCACCCAGCCAGGAAATCACGGCCGGTCCACGCCGAAGGTACGCATGGCAACGGAACACCGCCATTCTTACGAGCACAACCAGTACCACATGATGCGGGGCGATGAACGCCGCCCAAACGTCCACTGGCAGATCGCCGAGGGATACCTGGGATACCTCGACCTCGACGGCTTCACTATCCGCTACCACCACGGCCATTCCATCGGACGGTATCAAGGCGGGATCGGCGGGATAACGATCCCGGCCAACAAGGCCATCGCCGCGTGGAACCGCAGCCGGCATGCCGACCTGGACCTGTTCGGTCACTGGCACCAATTCGGATGGCTCCGCGGCCGGTACGTCTCAAACGGCAGCTTGATCGGTATGTCGCCGTTCGCCCTGCGAATTCGCGCCGAGGCGGAATCGCCGTGCCAGTCACTCGTCATCGTCGACCACGGCCGCAACGAATGCACAAAGGCGATGCCGGTGTGGTGCGACCGAGACCTCCGGACGAAGGTGAAGAAGTGAGCGACATCCAGCGTCCATGGGTCTACATCGCAAGTCCGTACACGCGAGGCGACCAAGCACTCAATACGCGGTTCCAAATGCGCATATGGGATGCTCTGTGGGATATTGGAGTGGTTCCCATCGCCCCGCTGTGGTCGCATTTCCAGCACCTGCACAACCCCCGGCCCTACCGCGACTGGGTCGAATACGACAACCAACTCATCGGCCGGTGCGACGTGTGTTTGCGACTGACCGCCACCGACGAGCAAATCGGTTACCGGCAGCACGAATCCAACGGGGCCGACGCGGAGGTGCGACTGTTTCAGCGGCTCGGGAAACCAGTGTTCACGTCCTTCGCCGACCTCATGGCATGGCTCGACACGCTCACGGAGACCACCAATGCGGTGTGACGAACTCGCCGGGCTACGGCTGATCGGGCTGGCAGGCAACATCGGCAGCGGCAAGACTTTGGCCGCCGCCATGGTGCCGGGGGCCGTGGCGATCCAATGGGCCGATCCAATCTACCGCGGGCTGGCGGCCATGCTTGACGTGCCCGAGGACATCCTGCGCGACCGAACAAACCGGGAGCGGCCGGTCACGGTGTCCGGGCTGGAGATCGTGTCGCGGCAGCTTGCCCGCACCCTCGGCACCGAATGGGGCCGCGACATGGTCCACCCGGACCTGTGGGTGCGGCTGACCGCCGCCCGCGTGGCCAGGATCGCCGCGGCCACGGGCCGCGCGACGTTCGCGATCTGCGGCACCCGGTTTCTGAACGAACTAGCGACCGTCCGCGAAAACGGCGGGGAGGTTTGGTGGATCGAGCGGCCGGGGACCGTCACCGGGCCGCACGCGAGCGACCGGACGCTGGTCCGCGAGCATTGCGACCGCGCAATCATCAACGACGGCACGCCCGAACAGCTGCGGCACCGCATCGAATCGGCGTGGTCGGCCTACCTGGAAAAATCCCTCTGTCGGGCTGGCTAATCGCACTCACGGGCCTTATCTAGATCGGTTTCTACATCGCTGCCACGAGGTGACGCATGGTCCACGGACTGACAGCCGACGCCACCGCCTACGTCCTCGCCGCCACCGCGGAAATGCACGCCGCCGGGGTGCAAGTGACGCTCGCCGACGAAGACGGAAAGGCATACGGCGGCAAGCTGGGCGGCTACTTTGACGAAGACGGGCCGACGTTCTTCGTCGCCACGGCCGTGTCGCCGGAGGTCTGGCTGTCCGTGTTCATCCACGAGCACCAGCACTACCGGCAATGGCGCGCCAACTCCCCGACCTGGACGGCTCGGCTCGGGGATGACTGCTGTGCGTGGTACCTATTCGACGCGTGGCTCCAGGGTGTCGTCGAACTGACGCCGCAGCAACGCGACAACGCCATACGGGTAATCCTGGAGTGCGAGCGGGAATGCGAAACGATGGTACTGTCGGAACTCGCGGCCCGGCCGGGGCTCGGGCTCACGCTGGATTGGTACCACCGGGCCGCAAACGTCTACCTCGCGTGGTACGGCGTCTGCCGTCTGACGCGGCAGTGGTACCAGCGGTCGCCATACGCCGACGACGAGCTCGTTTCACTGATGCCGGCGGACCGGCTCCTGACGGTCGACGAGGCGATCCGGCCGACGCCGGCCGTGCTCGGGGCCATCGCGGCCAAGGTGTTCGCGGGCGTGGCCTGACGCCGGGCTGCGGGCCGTAGGGTGACCGCCGGTGGCTGCACCGGTTCAATCGTGGTGCCACCACCGCAACATGCGAAGACACAGCATCCACGCGCCCGCGGCGCCGATCGTGTAATACCCATTCACCGCCGTTTCAGTAACGGCGCCGTCCACTCGCTCCGAGTACCCAGCCACGCACAACCCGGCCCCAAAAAGAAGCGTCAGCCACGCCAGAATGCTCTGAACCTTCAGACCCTTTCCGGTCTTCTCGATCGTGACGTGGCCGCGAATCCTGCCTGCCATGATGCCCTCCGTTGGTCGGGAAAAATAGTACGCGCTCGCCGTCGCCGATTCAATGGCTGTTGGCCGGCCGGTCCATCCGCGGCAAAACGTCTGCCGGCCGCTGCGGCCGCGGAACAAAACGGGGGTCCAGATACCACCGCCGAGTCGTCGCCGGCTGAACGTGCCCGGCAAACGCGATCGCCGCCGCGTCGCCCGCCGCCCGGGCCATATGCGAAATCGCCGACCGTCTCACCTGCTGAAACGCCAGCCGTTTCCCGGCCAGCCCCGCCCTCGCGAGAATGTCGTCCTTCAGCCGATCCCAAATGTACGTCCGCGGGTGCGGCCATGCGAACAACCGGCCGCGGTTGACCCTCGCAAGCCGCGCCAGCCGGTCGCACAACGCATCAGACAACTCGTAAACCCGCGCCCGCCGGCCGCCCTTCCGAATCTCGCCGGGAACCTCCAGGAACGGCCGCCGAAGGTGCCCCGGCTCCACCTCCAGCATGGCGCCAACCCGCTCGGTCGTTTCCCAGCCGCAAAGGAGCAAGGCGGCCCACCATTCACCCGCCGACACACCGCCGACCATGCCGCGCGTCGCTTCCGCGGCCGCAAACAGCCGATGGAGCTCGTCCTCCGACCAAGCCGACGCCGTGCGGTCTGGAAGGAGGCACGGCTGGCAGGCGGGGAGCGCGGCGATCATCCGCCGCTCGTTCGCCAGCCGCGCCAGGCTCATCAGCTGTGACCGCTCTTTCTCCGCGGAGTAGGGCGACCGCGTAGCCTGCCGATGCTCCAGAAAACGCGCGAGAGCCATTTCATCGGCCACGTCGTGCAGTTGCGGGACGCGGCCGAGAAACCGCCCGAAACTGCGAATCGTGCAACCGTAAAGCCGGGAAGTATTCTGGCTGCGG